GCTGGTGTTTAACGCTGAAGAACTTAGCGAAATTAAAGCATCTGTTGACGATTTGCTGGGTGATGGCTTCAGTGATGATGATGTTGATGAAATTGCAGAAGCCGATACTACAGCCAGAATTGGTGCTTACAGCTTTGAGATTGAGCGAGAACAATATTTGAACTGGCTTGAATCTATCAAGCAAGATGTTGGTTTTGAGAAAAAAGAAATAATTGAAGAAATAAAAAAGAGGTTGGGATTATGAAACTTGTTGATGTTAAAGAGCTATCGCCTTCTGCGTATAACCCTCGTGTTGCTGATCCAGCAAGGTTGGATTTAATCGAGCTTAGTTTGCGTAAACTGGGCTTTTTGCTGCCGCTTTATGCAACGCCAGATGGGGAAATAATCTCAGGCCACCAAAGGCACCATGTTGCATGCAGAATGGGAGCAACAAAAGTTCCGCTGGAGCTAACAAAACCAATGGACTTGGCAGAACGCAAAGGCGTGAATGTGGTGTTTAACCGCGCCACTAATGACCTTGGGCAAAGCGACACTGTTGCAGTTATCAATGAGAAAATGAATGCTTCAGATATTCATAAGCTTGCGGAAGCAATTCCAGATAAAGCGGTTGATAGTGCTGAATTTTACCCATGCTTAAATGCGAAGATGCATAATATTGAGCCATTCCTAAAAGCTAACCAAGGCAGATGGAAAAACTATGCGCTCAATGTTTCTAAAACGCTAAAGCGCAGAGGCATTGCAATGCCAATTGTTGCTACCAGAGATTATCGGGTGGTTAATGGCATAGGCAGATTGCAGCATTATGCGGAGCTGGGCAAAAAAGAAGTTCCGGTGGTTTTTATATCTGATGATGAAGGCAGGCTTGCCGAAGCAATGCTGAATTATCTATCAATGGATTTTGATATTCACCGCAGATATAGCGATTTACTGCGCCATAACTCATTCAGGCGTTTGCGCCAAGTGCGAAACACTCTCGGGCGTGGCTTTATTTTTGCGACTGCTGGCAAAACAACTTCCAAAAGTTTTGAAATAACAAAACCAGAAAATCGTGAGAAATGGATAAAACATCATGGCAGGTGCATTCTTGATTTTGGTGCAGGCCATTTGCATGAAACAAAAATCCTGCGCAAGATTGGGGTTACTGTTACACCTTTTGAGCCTTATCGGGTTAATGACCGCAACAATATTGATAAAGAGGAAAGCATTATCCTCACTCGTGAATTTCTGCATGCGATTGGAAATCAAAACCTGCAATATTCATCAGTGTTTTTATCAAGCGTGCTTAACAGCGTGCCGTTTCGTGAAGACCGCTCGCATATTGCCTGCCTTTGTGCGGCACTATGCCATGAATCAACCAAGCTATATGCGGTTGCTTCAGCTCGTAACCATATCAACATCAAGCAGCTTAATGGCTACCACTCGCTAAATGAAAGGCAAGCTGGTGGCGTATTGTTCCAGCTTGATTATGAGGAAGGCATAACGCTTGGTGATATTGCCACTTCGCCAAAGGTTCAGAAATATCATACCCAAAAAGAATTCTATGAGCTTTTCAAAGAATTTTTTGAGGTTGTAAAAGTTGATGAAAGCAACAGCAATGTGCAAGCCATTTGTGCTAAACCACTCAAAATTAATAAAGAAAGATTAAAAACAGCTATCGCTTTTGAGTTTGATTTACCTTATCCTGACGGCACTCGCATGGGGTTGGTGGAAGAAGCTCTGGAAGCCTTCTCCAAGCGATTAGGAGTAAAATTATGATAATACTTCTCGATTTAAATTACACGCTGGTGGAAAATAGTCTTGATAAAAAAAGACCCTTCACCAAGCAAATTGAACAAGAGCTATATCGAAAATGGCTGGTAAATCTGGTTGCGCCACATCACACAATCTTGATGACCGCCCGACCAGATATGCATCGGGATCAAACTCTGCATAGCATCAGCACAAAAACTGGCTGGCAACCGCAGGAAGCGCATTTTAATAAATATGCAAAACCACCGCATGAAGCAAAACGCATTATGCTGGAGCGGCTGGTTTTTCCGAAGCATGGCAGAACAGAATATCTGGCAATTGAGAGCAATCCTCGCACTCATGCCATGTATGCTGAATATAATATCCCCTCAATCAAAATTAACGAAGACGAAATATGGAAAACTCTACCAATAGCAAAGTGATGGAAATTCCAAAGGAATGGACATTCGAGAATGCTTCGGTAGCCAGTAGTTTTAACAGCCATGTTCGTGAGCAATTGCCTTGGTATGATTTAGTAACAGGCGCAGTTTCTCATATTGCCCGCCACTACATTCCGCAAAATGGCTTGGTTTATGATATTGGCGCATCAACTGGCAATATTGGCAAATCACTTGAAGCAACCCTCAAACAGCGCAGCGCAAAACTTGTGCCGATTGAGCCAAGCGCAGAAATGTGTGCGCAGTATGAAGGACCAGGGAAAGAAAATTTGATTCAGATGGACGCTTGCCGTTATCACTTTGAACCTTTTGATGTGGCAATTTGTTATCTGGTTTTGATGTTTATGCCAATAACTGAGCGCACCGCTTTTATTCAGAAATTAAAAGCATCGCTGAAAGATGGCGGTGCAATAATCATTGTTGATAAATGCCAAGCCAGCACTGGTTATCAAGCAACGGTGCTATGGAGGCTAACTCTGGCTGGCAAAGTTGCCGCTGGTGTTGATGCTGCGCACATAATTGCAAAAGAGCTTTCTTTAGGTGGTGTTCAACGCCCATTAGACCCAAGCCTGCTTGGTGATGAAGCAGCTGAGTGGTTTAGATTTGGGGAGTTTGCAGGCTGGATTATCACAAAATAACGGAAACATATTATGCAATTACTTTACAAAGTGGCTGTAATTGCACGCTTCCTTAACCTTACAGACCGCAGAGTTCAACAACTTGCCCGAGATGGCATCATACCCAAGCCAGAAAAGGGCAAGTATGATTTGGTTGGCTGTGTTCAAGGCTATGTAAGATATTTGCAGGAGCGTGCTTTCGGGCGTGATTGCCTGCCCAGAGATACACATATTGAGCGAGCAAGGTTAATCAGGGCGCAAGCCGATAAAACCGAGCTTGAGGTGGAAGCATTGCGGGGAAATCTTATTACCATAGAAGCCGTTGAGATGGATTGGCTAACAATGGTGATGAATTGCCGAGCAAAGCTGCTTTCCATTCCAACAAAAACCGCATTCCAAATTCAGAATTTAAAACAAACGCATGAAATTGAGAAATTTCTTAAGCGCACAATTTACGAAGCACTAACCGAACTGGCAATTAAAGATGATGAATCGCTCATATCAGACGACAAGGCAGAAAGCGAAGATGGCATGGATGCCACCGCCAGAGATGACAGTGAGCCAGTGGGCGGACACAAACCGCAAACTAAGTCCAGAAGCAAGCGCAGAACCCGGAAAGTGGATAACTGATCGTGCGCCTTATCAGCGGGGCATGATGGACGCTGTAAATGAGGCTGGCATTAAGGAAGTTGTTTATATGACTTCTGCTCAGATTGGCAAAGCTGAAATTTTAAACAACATCATTGGCTATTTTTCGCATCAAGACCCATCGCCAATGTTGCTGATTCAGCCAACGCTGGATATGGCAGAAACTTGGAGCAAAGACCGCCTTGCGCCAATGATTCGTGATACTGAGGTTTTGCTGAATTTATTCAAAGATGCAAAAAGCAGAGATAGCCACAACACGCTTTTGCACAAAAAATTCACTGGTGGGCATATTACAATGGCGGGAGCAAACAGCCCATCTTCTCTTGCCAGCCGACCAATTCGGATTGTGCTGCTTGATGAAGAAGACCGCTACCCTGTTTCTGCAGGTGCGGAAGGTGATCCGGGAAGTTTGGCGCAAAAACGCACAACCACTTTCTGGAATCGCCTGCTAGTTTCTGCCAGCACGCCCACTAATGAAGGTGAAAGCAAAATTGAAGCACGCTATCAGCAAAGCGACCAGCGCAGATTTCATGTGCCTTGCCCTGATTGTGGAGCGTTTCAGATTTTGCACTGGGCGCAAATTAAGTTTGAGAACAAAAAGCCTGAAACGACTTATTATGAATGCGAGCATTGCAAAGCTAAACTGCAAGAAAGCGATAAAATCTGGATGCTTGGCTATGGACAGTGGCGAGCTGCTGCCCCATTTGCTGGCATTGCTGGCTTCCATATTTCCGAACTATACAGCCCTTGGGTTAGATGGTCGGAAATGGTGGAAAACTTCCTTAAGTCAAAACGGCTGCCAGAAACGCTGAAAGTTTGGGTTAATACCTCACTTGGCGAAACATGGAAGGAAGCAACCGAAGGCATAGACCCATCAGGATTGTTAAAACGCAAGGAAAACTGGGGCAGAATTGCGCCAGAAAATGTGTTGGTGATAACTGCTGGGGTGGATGTTCAAGATGATAGGCCTGAAGTTGAAATTGTTGGCTGGGGCGTGAATCAAGAAAGCTGGTCTTTGCAATATCATGTTTTACATGGTGATCCAGCGCAGGCAAAATTATGGGACGATTTGGACAAGGTGCTACTTCAAACCATAAAAACAATTGATGGCAGAATTCTATCGGTTGGTTGTGCATGCGTTGATACTGGTGGGCACTTTACTCAGAAAGTTTACGAGTATTGCAAAGCGCGGGAACATAACCGCATTTTTGCAATTATAAGGTGCAAGCCAGCTAGGAAAACCGCTTATCAGCAGATTCAGCAAGGCAAATAAATTGCGGGTGAAACTGTTTACCATCGGCACTGATACTGCCAAGCAGATGATATATTCAAGGCTGAAAATACACCAGCCCGGTGCGGGTTATTGTCATTTTCCTGCGGATTATCCAGAGGAATATTTCCAGCAATTAACATCTGAGCGCATACAAACCAAATTTATTAACGGACACCCAGTTAGAATTTGGGTGATGCCAAAGGGCAAACGCAACGAAGCATTAGACTGTAGAGTTTATGGCTTGGCTGCGCTGCATATTCTTAACCCAAACCTAGACGCACTTGCCCAAGATTCAGAACGCCAGCGCATGAGCAACAAAAAAACTCAGAAGCAGGAATCTGAAAATTGGATTGGCGCTGATGATTGGAATTTTAGCTAGAGGTTTTTATGACAATAACAGTTTCACAAGCGCAGGCTGCGCTGGATAGGTGGATTGCGGCTGATGCGGCAGTTGCCAAAGGGCAAAGCTACAGCATGAACGGCAGAAGCATCACGCTGGCAAACTCAAAAGAAATTCGGGAGCAAATTCAATATTGGGAGCGCAGACTTATTGCGCTTTCAAACCAATCAGCCAGCCAAGCAACATTAGCGGATTTTTCAAATGACTAATTTAATCGATAAAGCCATAGAGGTTTTCTCACCGGAAACTGCTTTGCGTCGGGATACTGCTCGCAAAATATTGAAGGTGCAAAGAGCCTATGAAGCAGCGCAACCATCACGCCTGCGCAAAACCAAAACTGATTCTGGCAGTGGTGATGCAATTGTTGAACGAGCTGGCGAATCGCTGCGCCTGCAAGCAAGGCATTTAGATGAAAACCACGATTTAGGTCGTGGGGTTTTGAACTGCCTTGTGAATAATGTGGTTGGGCGTGGAATTACTGTTGAGCCCCAAGTTAAAAATCCTGATGGCACACTTAACAAAAAAGTTAATGACCGCCTGATTGAGCTTTGGGAAGAATGGATTCGTTTTCCAGAGGTAACTTGGGAGCATCACTGGAATCACATGTTGCGCTTGCTGGCTCGGTGCTGGTTTAGAGATGGCGAAGTGTTGGTGAAGCATATTCTTGGCACAAGCAGCAGCCTAGACCATGGAACATTAGTGCCATATTCGCTGGAATTGATTGAGGCCGATTATTTGCCGTTTGATCTGAACGATACAAAAAAGCGCATCATTCATGGGGTTGAGAAAAACACATGGCAACGCCCCAAGGCTTATTATTTATACAAAGACCATCCGGGAAATAACCGCACGCTGGTTTATCGTGGTGATACTGTTCGCTATACTGCCGATAGAATTATCCACCTTAAAATTGCTGATAGAATTGCACAAACTCGTGGTGTTTCAATTTTTGCAAGCGTGCTTACCCGCCTTGATGACATTAAGGATTATGAGCTTTCAGAAAGGCTGGCTGCAAAGATTGCAGCTTCAATTTGCGCTTATATCCGCAAATCAGTTGATGCACCACTTAATCAAGGCAGCACTGATGACGCTGGCAATCGCCTGATGAAAATGCAGCCCGGAATGATTTTTGATAATCTGCTTCCGGGTGAAGAAGTTGGAATGATTGATAGCAACCGCCCCAATTCAATGCTGGAGCAATTCAGAAATTCACAGCTTCGTGCAGTGGCAGCAGGAACAAGCACAAGTTTTTCAAGCATATCAAAAGATTATAACGGAACATATTCAGCACAACGGCAAGAGCTAGTGGAGCAATCAGTGCATTATGGCGTTTTGCGGGATTATTTCATTGAAAGATGCGTGCGCCCAATATGGGAAAAGTTCGTGGAGATGGCGGTTTTATCTGGGCAGTTGGAAGTTGGTGAAAAAGAAATCAACAAAATTTCACTAAACAAAGCCAGCTTCCAAGGACCAACAATGCCATGGATTGATCCGAAAAAAGAAGGCGAAGCAGAACAGCTTGCCGTTGGCGCAGGCTTCAAATCTCGTGCGCAAGTAATTCGTGAACGAGGTGGCAACCCGCAAGATGTGTTTGAGCAAATC